AAAAACTTAGTTACTAAACTAAAAGACATTGCTGAGGACAAAGAACATCAAATAGAAATATTAGGTACTTTTGTCCGATTAGGTGTTGTTGTCTGGTCTGGGTTTATTATTACCATGAACTATGTAGAAATTCCTATGGTTAAAAAAGCTGGGAACAGTGACATTACTTTTGTGGCCAGCGTTTTTACGGGAGCTTTGGCCACATTTGGTTTGACAACTGGTAAAAACGGAAACAGTAAACCGCCTGTTTGCCCAATGGCAAAGAAACAAGACACTCCAAAAACATGACTAAATGGATAATACTCTTGACTTTGTTGTCCCCCGCAATAGCGAGAGCAAATACTGTCACGCCTCAGTTTACAACAGGGTCGATGCAGTCGACAACGACAACAAACCAAGTAATAACAGAGACTATCGAGCACGACATCAAGGGTGCAGCCGTGACAACTTACAGTGGTACAAACATAACAGTTGGCGGTACTGGTGGTATAGGTTCAGACAATGCAACCTACACACCAACAACCAACGCAGCAGACTGGGATCTACAGATTACAGAAAGAACAGCTGGAACGATAGAAACAATCTCAATAGAAAGAGAAATCGAAACAGACAGTACCACTACATCCTACTCTATCTTCTCTCAATAACTTCACCCGCTTTTGCGGAGGGAGAAACACATAATAATAGTAACCCTGTGGCAGCTGCTACGGGAAATGTCACCAATCAGGCAGTACAATTCCAGAATAATGGTGCACAAAGTAGGCAATTTTTTGGCCCAAATATAAGTTGTAATGGCAGTACAATGACATTTCAACCTTTTTATATGGGTAATCATGCCAAACCACTTGATGAGTTTATGCAGCCTACTAGCTATACCTTAGCAGAAAACTGGGGTTTCCAAATTAACTTTATGGTTCCCTTAGACAAATCAGGTTACAAACAGTGTAAAGAGATTGCTAAACGGCAAGAAGAAAAGATGAGGCTCGACTACGAGCTTGTACGTGCACTTAAATGTGCAGAGTTACAACAAAAAGGGTTTACGATACGCCCTGGAACCCGTGTCTATGGCATGTGTTCTGACATCGTACCTATACAATCGTTAATTAAACAAAATGTTAGCACTACTAAAACCAATCGTTTTAACTTTTTTAAAAAGTGAGAAATTTAAATTATTTGTACTTGACTTGCTAGAAAAGTTATCTAAAGAAAGCGATAATGACCTTGATGACAAAGCAGTAGAATTTATTAAGAGAGCTTATAGACAGAATACGTAGCGGTGAAGCTACTACCGCTGACCTAAAAGCTGCTGCTGATTGGCTCTATAAAAACGACATAACAGGTGTAGCCTTTGATACATCACCTTTATCGCAACTGGCAGACATTATGCCAGATGTTGACTTTGAAACAGTCCAAAAATCGGTAATTAGAAATGGCTCCTAGAAGATTACCACGTAAACAACTTAAGCGAAGTGCAAGAAACTACAGGGATAACCCCGCATCCAGAGCAAAGAAAAACGCATACAACAGAAAGCGTAACAAATCTAAAGAAGCCATTGCCTACAGAGTGGAACTTAAAAGAGCCCGTAGAAAAGCGGGGGCAGAAGGCAAGGGCGGTAAGGATTTTTCACACACTAAATCAGGAAAATTAGTACGTGAAAGCGTTTCAAAAAATAGAGCTAGAAACAGAAGCAGAAAATGACACCAGTACTTCCTACTTATAAACATTACACACAAAACTTAATAGTTATGACATCAACAGACGCTAAAAAACTCTGGAGAAAAGCTATTAAGGAGGCAAACAATTATGAATGTATCTATTGCGGAGAAAGACATCATGAATATGATCTTACCATTGACCATGTACATCCCAGATGTTTGGGAGGTTGTTCCCATACTAGAAATTGTGTTCCAGCCTGTAGGAGGTGTAATCAAGAAAAAGGAAGCCTTGACTGGTTAACGTGGTTTAGAAATAACTTCCCACCAAACCCACTACGAGAAAACCTAATATTAGATTGGATTAAATGAACAAACTATTTAACCCTAATAAGCTACTATTACAGGAACTAAAAGACATTGCATATGCTACACCTCGCCCAGTTCGTTGGGCTATGGTGTGGTTTTTGCTATGGCTAGAACCTCAATATGTAGACTACAAAGCCAAAAAAGCTGTAGATGATGCCGTTAAAGAGTATCACAGACTATGTGATTTCTGTGAAGAATGGCGTAATGAACCTGGGGTAAAGGTTATACCATCTGAAGTTAAAGGTTTAGATGATATGAGTATAAACTATGAAGATTGAAGAACAACTCCAAAAAGACTTTAGGTATTTTCTTACCGCTGTTTGGACACATTTAAACTTACCAGCTCCTACAAGAGCACAATTATGTATAGCGGAATATTTACAACATGGGCCTAAAAGACTTCAAATCCAAGCGTTTAGGGGTGTGGGTAAGTCTTGGATTACTGCTGCATTTGTTCTTTGGACTCTTTTCAATGACCCTGATAAAAAAATTATGGTTGTCTCCGCAAGTAAAGACAGAGCAGACAGCTTTTCTATTTTTTGCCAAAGATTGATACTAGAAGTACCTTGGTTATCACAACTAAAACCGAAAAATGATGACCAGCGGTGGTCTCGTATATCGTTTGATGTAGGGCCAGCTGCTCCACACCAAGCACCCTCAGTTAAGTCTGTGGGTATTACAGGGCAGCTAACAGGGTCTAGAGCAGACCTTATGGTACTAGATGATGTCGAAGTACCTAATAACAGTATGACGGAGCTACAACGTGAAAAACTCTTACAACTTGTTACTGAATGTGAGTCTATTCTTACTCCTAAACGTGACTCTCGTATTATGTTTCTTGGTACTCCTCAAACAACATTCACTGTCTATAATAAGCTAAGGGAACGTAGCTATAGACCATTTGTTTGGCCAGCTAGATACCCACGTAAACTAGCTATGTATGATGGTTTGTTGGCTCCACAGCTAGTAGAGGACTTAGAAAAGTCAGATATGGCGTGGAAACCTACAGATACACGTTTTAAAGAGGAAGACTTACTAGATAGAGAAGCATCTATGGGTAGATCTAACTTTATGCTGCAGTTTATGCTAGATACTAGCCTATCTGACGCAGAAAAGTTCCCATTAAAGTTTGCAGACCTTATAGTCACACCCGTAAACCCCACACATGCACCAGAAAATATTATTTGGTGCTCTAGCCCAGACAATATAGTTAAAGGCTTACCTTGTGCGGGGCTCCCAGGAGACTATTGGTACAGCCCAATGCAGATACAAGGTGAATGGGTTGAGTATGCAGAGACTATATGTTCGGTAGACCCCTCTGGAAGGGGCTCAGATGAGACTGTAGCATGCTTCCTATCACAGTTAAATGGATTTATATACCTGCATGAAATATACGCTACTAGAGACGGTTATAGTGACAAGACATTATTAGACATATTAAGGAGATGCCGTAAATATGGTGCGAGTACGCTGCTCATCGAGAGTAACTTTGGCGATGGTATTGTATCAGAGCTATTTAGAAAACACTGTCAGACAACAAAGACAAACATTAACATAGAGGAGACTAGAGCTAATGTCCGTAAAGAAGATAGGATTATTAGTAGCCTTGAGCCTGTCTTTAATCAGCATAGGCTGGTTATTGACCCCAAGGTTATTGAATGGGATTATGCGTCAAATGCTGATGAAGCGACTGAAAATAGATTCCAATATATGCTTGCTTACCAAATCAGCAGAATGTGTAGAGAAAAAGGTGCCGTTCGACACGATGACAGAATTGACTCCCTTGCCCAAGGAGTTAAATGGTTCACCGATGCTCTCGCCATTTCAGCCCAACAGCAAATAAAAGACAGACGAAGAGAAGAATGGTTAGACCATCTAGAAGCTTGGATGGATGATCCTCAAGCTGAAGCTAATCATATGGTGTTGGGATTGGATTTAGACCAACGTAAAGAGGCTAGAGGATTACCTACAGGTCAGGATATGACTTGGATGTAAAGATACCCCTTCATAATACACGGGGAAGTGGTGCTCCTCGTGGGTGGAAACAGCGGTCAAGAGGGGAAGATGATTTCATCACTCCCCCTCTACTACACGAGTTACCCGCTCGTGCTACTATTTAACAGACTTCTACTAACCCTATACTACCTTTGTACTGTTTGTACTGTACGTAAGGAGGGCTTGAGGGGTGTCTTAAATTTTGGCAAAATTGTTTGTGGGGTATTCTAACGCGCGTTACTGGTCGTTACCCCCGCAAGCCCCAGGTCATGATATGCTGACAATAGGTATTTTTACTCATTGACATATAACATTTTTTATAGTACCTCGCGGGGTTCGGTTATCAACACTTGAATAAAAACGATTATCATTATCATTTTTCAGGAATATGGGTATAAATGAAAATGATTATCATTATCAAAAAGACTTGCGGGGTTTTGGCGGCATCTGTATTAACACTATACAAATGTTCGGTTAACCACACTATACAGAATTGTTACGATCCCCACACGTCTCATATGAGTCTTATTTAGTGTGTCATCAAGTCAATACATATATATGGACACTATATATAAGCATAGTTTATGTGGGATATAAGGCTTTTTAATAGTGATTAAGGAGAATCCACAAATAAATATTTTTAAGTGTAATAAATCGGCGTATCGAGCAAAACCAGGAGAGGGTCAATTCTCAATAAGAAGAATTAATGAGAATCAACAAGGAGTATTAATGAGAATCAATAAGCCAATATTATTGAGAAACGAAAATGGTTATCGTTTTCATTCTCATCAGTCTACGGTCAATCTCAACCTAAGAACCCAGTCAGCCACTATCACTAATACGCTGATCGCAAAGGGACTCTATATATATAAAAAATGGAAATGTGTTGAATTGCTGACAAAACCAGGCGGTAGGTTGACAGGCTCAAATAGTG